GCATTTCTACTCGGTGCCGTTCCGGCTGCTGCGCCAGGAAGTGGAGGCGCGGATCACGGCCAGAACGGTGGAGATCTTCCACCGTGGCAAGCTGGTGGCAACACACCTGCGCAGCCTGCGTCCGTATCGACCCACCACAGTGGCCGAGCATATGCCGAGTGCGCACCGGCGCTACCGTGACTGGACGCATGAGCGGATCCAACGCGAAGCCGCCGCGATCGGCGACGGCACCGCGGCACTGGTGGAGATCGTGCTGCGGTCGCGCCCGCATCCCGAACAGGGGTTCCGCTCCTGTATCGGCATCCTCGGCCTGCGGAAACGGTACGGGGTGGAACGTCTGGATGCCGCCTGTGCGAAGGCGCTGACCCTCGGCACCCGCTCCTACAGTTCGGTCGCCGCGATCCTGAAGAACAAGCAAGAAAGCAAGACGGCTCATGAAAGGCAGACTGATCAACCCAGCCTGCTCCACGACAACATTCGTGGCCCCGGTTACTACCATTGAAAGGAAAAACGATGCTGATCCACCCTATGGCGGAGCGCCTGCGTGGCCTTGGCCTGAGCGCAATGGCCGACGCGTTCCTCGACATGCACAACCAGTCGGCGGCCGACGATCTGTCGCGCGAGGACTGGCTCGGTCTGTTGATCGACCGCGAGGTCACCGCGCGTGACAACAAGCGGCTGGGACGACGACTGAACCTAGCCCGGCTGCGACAGAACGCGGTCGTCGAGGATGCCGATCTGCGCACGCCACGCGGTCTCGACCGCAGCCTATTCCAGTCGCTCACGACCTGCGGCTGGATCCGCGACAGCCACCACGTGCTGATCGGCGGGCCGACCGGCGTGGGCAAATCATGGCTTGCCTGCGCACTGGGCCATAAAGCCTGTCGTGATGGCTTCTCCGTGCTCTATCGGCGCGCGCCACGCCTGTTCGCCGACCTTGCGACAGCTCGTGGCGAGGGGCGGCTGGTGCGCCTGATGAGAAGTCTGGAGCGCACGCGCCTGCTTATCATCGACGACTGGGGACCGGAGCCGCTGAACGCAGAACAGCGACGCGACCTGCTGGAGATCGTCGACGATCGCGAAGGGAAGGGGTCGCTGCTGATCACCAGCCAGGTTCCCATCGGTCGCTGGCACGAGATTATCGGGGATCCAACCTTGGGGGACGCGATCCTGGATCGGGTCATTCACCGCTCGTATCGGATCGAACTGAAGGGTGAGAGCTTGCGCAAACGTCAGGCGCTTGCCGCCGCCGAAAGCTTGACGAACGCCAAGGAGACATGAGACCAGTTCAACCGTCAGTGGTCGCTGTCCAACGCCACGTCATGCTGTCCGCCGTGCCTTCCTCAGGCATAGTGAACAGCGTGATCAGGATCACCGGAATCGGTGATCGCGATCGGCCGGAATGGCTGATCAGGATCAACGGAATACGCAGCCTCGCCAAACCTTGTGGCGCCGTATTAGTCAACCGAACGTCCAGTAGCGCAGGGCCAAGCCGCTTTTCGGTCGGTGCGCCGATCAAATTTGTCGACATTTTGGAGGAAGGACTTATCCGACTTGGTGAAGTGCCTGCCGTAAGCCTTCTTTTCGAGGAAGGTCGCCAAATCTGGTGGGCTGATCTTGGATTTGGAGGCAATGGCGCAAGGGCGCGAGCGGGGGTAGACGACCTCCTCTGTAGCCGCACAAACCATCCGATGCGCCGTTTATGAATGCCTGACCGGGCAGCAGGACCAATCAAAGAGATATTTGTATCTCCAAATAGCTTGCGTTGAAATCTTCTTATCGAATATATCTTACTGTTGACGCCATTCAAATGCAGACCAGTCAAATTTGTGACCGTCGAGTATACCTAGCGCTATAACGTAGGCAATGCGGTCGACCGTCGGTAGCGCGAATGCAATATCGTAAGGCACCCCATGTCTGACCAGGTACAGGCAATCGATCAGAATGGGGTGCCGTGCGAGTTTCCCGCCTGGACTTCTACAGGCTCACTAGAACCATCCATGTCAAGCAAGGTCGCTACCGCTGCAAGGCCGTCGTCGCCCAACTTCGAAACCAGAGCCTCGATTTGCGTCTCGTTCGTCGGCATCGGACTGGGAACACCGTCGATCTCTCGGACCGCGCACGCCAAACCAGCCATCGCAAGCCAGGCCTCATTTTGGGCAAGGGTAGGGCCAGCGGCCTTGAATAGACGGAGAGTATCAAGGGCAGTCGGTCGATGAATAACGAGCGTCCGGCCAGACCTGTCAATAGCGCTAACTACACCATCCATTGAGTTTGGATTCATCATGATCAGATCCTCTGTTTTTGGGTCGCAAAGAAATCCAGTTTCTGTTTGACGCTAGCGTCACCCTTCCAAACGCCCGCGCTAGCTAGCTTGAACACAACGCCAATGAATTGATAGGTGGAAACTGAACCATCAGCCTCGGTGATATACTGGTACATGGTGCTCTGCTGCAACGGAGTCCCCGCATAATATCCGTTCTCCAGGCTTGCGATGAAGTCCTCAAGTGTTGATGTGCCGCGTTCCACCTCAAACGTGCCTTCCCATCCCTTCGGAAGCTCGGTCGCTAATTGCGTCCCATCGATACGCGAAACACGGACTGGTGCTGTGAGCTGGCGACTTTCAAACCCAGTCACATGATTTAGATCAATTCGTCCACTCGGCCCCATTATGACGAGCTGTGTGTCACGGCCGATTGAGAAGGTGGTCAACGCCATCACGAATGCTCCTAGCTAATCTGCCCAGTGGGCAAGGTCTGGACAGACACCTGGACGGTTTGACCGCCTTCGACATTGACGATGAATCGTTCATTGATTGATTGATACTGGACTTGCGCGTCCGATTGGACGTATCCCAGACTAGTGCGAGATGGTGGATTATTAGAACTGTCACAAATTACACTGAAAGGAAGTGTTCCATCGAGGCTTCCTAGTAATCCCTGTCCTAACATGTTGCTGAGGAACGACAACTGCGTGGACCTAATCTGCTGAAAGAGGGCCTGATTGATAACTTGTCCAACATATTGACCCATACCCGCAGCCAATGTTGCGGCGATGTAGTTTGTTAGCCGGGTGTAGTTGTCGCCGTTCGTCGCAGGGTCTGAGGATGTGTTTATGCCGCCACGAACACCCCAATAGGCGCCGGCAGGCTGTGGGTTGCAGATCACATCGATGCCGGCTCCCAGGAGGACACCCAACTCCGCTGCTGAGTAGGCCGTGTTCCAGCCAGAGCCGGGGGCACCGGACGATTGACTACCGACGATTCCATATATTTGCTTGTTCAGGCTGGATTGCTCCGGCGAAAGGTTAGCAAGCCGACCAGCTGCAAATCCCTGCGGCGATACCAATCGCGTTGTGCCATTTACCTGGTCTGACCACCAGAGCCAGTCACCGAACATGAGTTTCGCTGAATAACTTGCCAGGCCTGCTTGGTTCATCACCGAAATCGCATTGGTGATCGTGTCACCGGCAGGGGTCGTGAGGATCATGTAGATACCCTCCTCTAGCCCAAATCCGGCCTGGCTGGTCCAGGTGGTCGAATCATCACAGTCGGCCAACAAGGCGATGCCACATCCTTGGCCGCGCAGTGCATACATCCCTGTACGTGTGGTTCCGTCCGTGCCTAGGAGCTGAGACCCGCCCGAAACTCCAGCCCCATCACTGCCAGCAACGCCTGAACCAAGCGTGAGAGAGAACGCGGCGGGAGAGGCTGTGGTGCCGCCCGCGTTTGCGACAACCAACTGCGATGGCCCTCTTCGGGGGCCCAGGCCAGTGTTGATGGCTGATGCTAGGGCGGTCCAGAAAGCAGCGCCGTCTCCCGTTAAACCATCGTAAATCTCCGCGAGCATTCCCGGTGCGGCTACCGAAACAAGCCACGTGTTAGGTTTACTTCCAGTAGCAAGCGTGACAGTTATGTTGTTCCCTAAAGAACCGGAGTATAGTGCCGTAAAGCTTGCGTTCGTTCCGACGACTGACGCTGAGGCAGCGGTATCTGTACCGTCCGTGATACGAACGCACCTGAAGTTTTGTGCACCCTGTTGCACGGCCGTTGCGATTTGGGTCCCCATATCATACTTACGCGCGGTGATCGGTCCAAACATTTGCGCGTAGTCCGACATGGTTGCAATCACTGTTGGCTGGTTGACTGGCCCCCAGGCGGCGGTCCCGACAATACCAAGCACGTTGGTTGGAACGCCGTTGAGAACCAGATTCTGTGGTGGTACTATTTGGACATATAAGTCGGGAACAATAAGTGAAGTCGTATTGATGCTCCCCTGCTGCACTATTGGCATTTTGATTGTCTCCGCGCGGCCGCGATTATTTCCATCAGCGGCGTAAAAATTGCACTTTCGTCGTTCATTGCATTGACCATGAATTTTGCTTCAATGCCTAAGCTGCCATATTCAGGTCGTAGATATATTCCCTGCCAAACCAGACGCATATTTATTTTGTACAGCCTACCGGATTGTGCTATCTTCGTTTAGCGACGAGACGCCGAATAATAGCGACGGTAGATCGACAGAGATGATGGTAGGATATTCAATACGATAGACGATATCCCGCCTGTAAAGCAGGGCATTCTGTGACTGATCGTAGGTATGACTACCTTGGTACGTCAGGCGCCCGCTCGTACCATCCGGCAGTATGATGAACGACATTTGCGCCAAACCAGAGTCCACGGCACCTGCAATCGAGTCGCGGACAGTAGGTGAGGGACACCAGAAAACGATCCTGATGTCCTTTTCTTGCCGACGTGCTTCACATGATGCGCTTCCGTCCGCAACGGCACGCACGACGATGGAATGCGACCCAGGAACTGTAATAACGTTATAGCTGACAGATGCGGTTCGCTTGACACGGATTGCGTTACACAGGTTCGCGGCGACCAATGGAGGGGTATCTCCGCTCATGATTCTGTAGGGGAACGCTGTGCCATCGATCAGGGCACCAACCACGTCGCCAACCGCGGCACTGCCGTTAATAGTAATCGTTCGGCCGCTCGTCGCTGCTATCAATGCGGTAGTGCGGACCTGATACTGCCAGTTTTCCAGGTATCTCGTCGTGGTTTTCCCTGTGTCATTATCCGAAGAAATAGTGACATTTACGATCCCACTATTAAGATCAGAGTTTAGAGTCGCTGAATTCGGCCATCCTCGGTAGATTCGACACGTCAATCCAACAATGCTACTGTCCGACCCACCTTGAGGATACAAGATGGCTGAAGCAGTGTCCGCAACCGCCTGCTCAACATCCGATAGATCAGCCATTAGTTTA